CTTGTTCCAGCCCACGTCCATCCCAAACACCCGAGGCCAGTGCACCGGCACTTCAAAGTCCGGCACCACAAGCTCGCTCTCCGGTACCGGATAAATCGCCCCTGCCCCCAACTGCGGCACGCCCTTTGACCGCGCATCCCTCTGAAAGGGCGGTATACTCGACCACAAGTCCTCCTTCTGCTTCGCACTCAAGTGCGGCACGTCGTCCCACGTCGCCATCCCCACGTACTTCGTCCCCTCCGCCCGCTCACACACCTCACCGTCCCTCAAGAACGCCATCACCGTCTCGCTCATGCCAAGCAATGGCGTGAACGTCAGCATCACCATACCGTCGTTCGTCATCGTTCGTAGCAGCGACTCCGTATAGATGTCCAGCGGCGGCTCCTCGTCCAGCCAGATGATGTCCTGCTCCGTCCCCTGAAAGCTCTCGCGCCGCTGGTCGTAGCTCTTGAGCGTTAACCGCGACTCGCCGCCGGAGGCGTGCCGGACGATGATGATCTCTACCGCGTCAGCGATACCGGCCTTCGCCGACACCCGCAGGATGTCCTCCTTCGGGATGAGGCCCGTGCCGTGGCTCCCCGCCGGCCCCAGCAGCTTCGTCTGCAAGATGTCCCGTGAGGTCTTACCGGTGTCCCCTGCCGCCCACGCCGAGATCGGGCGGTCGAACCGGCGGCCCGTCCACCATGAGGGGTACCGGCCAGTTAGGTGTACCGCCATCTCGAACCCGCCGATGCCCTCGGTCTTACCGACGCGGTTCGCCGCCATCATCAGCCGCTCCTTGTACTTTGCCCCCGCCTCGAAGAAGGCGGTGTGCTTCTTGTAAAGCTCCCGCCGCAGGGGGCCAGTGTCTGGGTAGTAACCGAGCAAACGGCGCTCGCGCTTGCGGCGCTGGAGCTCCTCCAAACACAAGACGAGTTCTGCTTTCTCTTCGGGACTGAGTTCTTTCACGGGTTAATAGCGAGATTCGCGGAGACGCCGCCGTTTCCGCTGTAAGTTCCCCACCCCCCTAAGGGGGTTTTAGGTATTCATTAGGATGGCTAGATGTTTATGATTTAAACCTATTACGCAATACAATAACGGACATGGATACCTCTCAAGACGCATCTGGTTTTACCGTAACCGCCTCAGCGTCAACGACATCTCCCGTCTCGATGCCCCCCGCGCTCAGCCCCTCGCGGAGCATACCCGCTACGCGTTGGCGTATTTCCGCGTCTGAGAGCGTGGAAACGGTGGCAACTCCCGAGTCGGCAGTCTGCTTTGGCAGAACCTTTGCCAACAAAACGCAGAAAACCTTCGGCTCTTGTCGCGCGACTTGTTCCAGGTAGTCAGCGCCACCGACTCTTTCGAATGCGTCGACGATAGCGTTGCGAACCGCAACTGTTGTCCGGTTGGGAATACCTTTGCGCGAACCGCCCCCAACATGACGCCCCCGCACCAACTCTAGCTGATCAGCCATGGCCACACTCTATTTGCTCATAGAGAGAGCAAAGCGAGACTACTCTCTCCACCGATACGCAAATTTTGCGCATTTCCCACTTGCCACCCCTCCCCACTTGCGCCAACCTTGCACCAACCTTGCACGTTGCAAGCGAGACAAAACCAACACAAACCAATGAAAACCAACCTTTTATCCCTAGGCTTCCTCACCCTCACCGCTGTCGACACCCTCGCCCTCTCCCGACTCACCCTCTCTCTCCCTGAAGCGCTCTGCGTCCTCTTCCTCTTCCTCTGGTCGACCGTCCTCCTCTGGCGCTCGCTCCTCTCTTAAACCCTTCAACCCCAACAAACTAAAGCCATGAATACAAACCTAACCAAAGAACAAGCCATTGAAGCCTTTAACGAAGGCAAGTCAGTGTATTGGAAGAGTTTAGCCTACCGTCTCATTCGAGACGAGAAACTCAACCGCTATCTAATCCGCTGTGACGCAACCAAAAGCGTCGACAACGTCGCACACTACACCGACGGCTTCTTCGTCGCATAAGCCCAACCCTTCCAACCTTTTACACTACCAAAAAAGATGAAATTACTCGGGACATCCTCAGCAAAAACCATCAAAGGCGAAACCCTAAGCTATTTGACGGGAATCCTTTACCTTTCACCCTCCACCCTTTCTGGAGCGGGGAACACCTGCCCATGGGCTGGAACCTGCAAAGAGGCTTGCCTAAACAGCGCCGGCCGCGGCGCTTTCAACTCTGTTCAGGCAGCCAGAGTGAAGAAAACCCGCTTTTTCTTCTCAAACCGTGACGCATTCATGGAGACCCTGTTCGAAGATTGCAAGGCATTGATTGCCAAAGCCAAACGCCTTTCCATGCTTCCTTGTATCAGATTGAACGGCACCTCTGATTTAGCGTTTCACCGTTTAATCGTACCCTCTCAAGGTAAAACACTTATGGAATGTTTCCCAGACGTTCCGTTCTACGATTATTCCAAAAGCATCAAAAAGGCTTTGGACAACGCACGCGGCATCCACGCTCCGAACTATCACGTTACGTTCTCTCGAGACTCAGCAGCCAACGAATCCGAATGCGAACAGGTTCTACGGGCAGGCGGTAACGTCTCCGTCGTGTTCCGTGACACCCTTCCCGCAGTCTGGAAACACCGCCCCGTCCTCAACGGCGATGTGACGGATCTTCGTTTCTTGGACCGCCGTGCAAAGGCAGGCCGTTCCGGTTACGTTGTCGGATTAAAGGCGAAGGGAAAGGCCAAGCGGGACCGCTCCGGTTTCGTCGTCGACTCAGCAAACTAACCAACCCGCACCCATGCAAACCTTTCACGTTTACGTCGACTCCCCCACCGGCGCTTATCTCGGAACCATCACTGCCGATTCTCTCGAGTCTGCGCAGACTGCAGTCAACCGTGCACTGATTATGCCTTGCAAAGTCCGAACCTGTCCACCCCCACCCACTGACGCGTGGCGAGTCGGATCCGACGGTCGCCTCTACCGACACTGAGCCCCACTCCCCTCCCCAACCCAAGCCGAGTCCCTAGCGGGATTCGGCTTTTTTCGTGCCCTCTCCCGTCCCGCTCTTCTCCTTCCCATTCCCGCTCCCTTCATCCCTTGTCCGCTGTACCTACCCTCGCCGCTTCCTTCCCCGCTTCCTTGGCCCCTTTCTGTGCGTTCTGAGGCCACGTTTCTTTCCGCTTCTCTGTCCAAACCACACTCACCACCCATAAACCCAACCTAAACGATCTCAACTTAACCCGCCCTCGACCCCCTCCCGCCCCTCTGAAACCCCTGATTTTCGCCTCCAGACCGTTTTCCGGTTTTGCGAGCTGGCAAAAACTTTTCACGGTTTTGAAAATCTCCCCGAGCGTTTCAGATTCGGTTCGCTAATCCGGCTTCGCCGTGTGGAGCTGGCGTTTGCCAGCCGCTATCGCGGCGTTGTGTGCGCGGTGCGCGATGCCTGGGCTTACCGGTGCGTCGCCCCTCTGCGCTCCTGGGCGTTGCTCCCCTCGCTCCCGTCGCTGCGTTGCGGTTTTCCGTCTGGGGACGTTTTCCGGTTTTGTGGGTTGCTGAAAACTTTTCACGATTTCCAAAATCCCGTTGAGCATTTTGGTTTTGGAAAGCTAATCCGGTGTTTCGGTTTTGCGTGAAACACCCCGCACCCGCCACTCGGCGGGGCAGGGCTTCTGGTGCGCTGTTTCGTTCTCGTTTCACCCGCTCTGAACTGGTTGGTTCATTGCTGACGTTAACGCACCGGAAGAGCTTTACTCTTTAGCCCACGCTGGCGTTCTCTGGCAACAGAGTTCTCCTGAGCCTGCTGATGGCACTGTTGACGGCAGCGGCCTGCGCCGCTGGGCTCCCTGCTTTTCTTGCCTGTAGCAGTCTGATGAGTGCGTCGACTTGGGCGACGCCTGCACTCAGCGAATGTTCTGCGTGCGCTGGCGCTGGCGTGTGCGTCCTGCGGTTGTTTGACTGCTGTATTACCCCCTCGTCCTCAAACGCACCCAACAGAGTAAACTCGGTGTTCATCATTCCAAGAAGAAAGCCGTTTGAAGCTCAATAGCAGCGTCGGCGTTGTACCTGCGACTCTCGCCTTTTGGGTATGGCTCTACCGTGTACCTCAAAGCTGCCAGCATTGCAGCGCGTTGCTTTCTGCTTCCACAGGCGTAGACGTATCGGTGTTTGCGTGGGCGATCCTCTAAGCAGAAGTCATCTCCGTATTTTTCGCGCATCCATTCGGCGCGGTTAGCTTGTCCACGGCTTTCATCTGCCACGGTTGCACCGTGAAGGTGTTCCTTGCCCTTGATTTTCCAGTCAGTGCGCTTCGCGCTCAGACCGGTGTAAATGAAGTTTGTGGCTTGGTAGATGTACCCTACATGGCCTTGCGCAGTGTCCGCGTAGCTCACCACCAGCGAAGGCTTCGGGAGCATACGCAGTGACTGACCGACGAGCCGGCTTGCCATGTTCTTTTCGCTCACGCAGCACAAGCGGTTGAGTTCAAGCACATGATTTGCCCATTCCTTGCCAGCGATTCCATCTCGCAGCGTTGAGCTCGCTGGCGTGCCATATGTCACTACGCCGACAAGTTCAGTCCTGTTGTATGCACCGAAGGCGAATGAGATTGGACACATACGCCGTGCGTAATGCCGTTGCAGAAGCCATGGCTTTGCTTCCTTGGCTGGAATCTGCGCAACTCTCAATGCGCTTTGCTGATTGTCCATGGGTGTGTTTTCTCCTGTATTACATCCGACGTCCTCAAGCCTATCAACAGAGTAAACTCGGGGATTTTGGGGTGGTTTTGGGCTGTGTTTTGGGGACGCGCGGTCATAACCCGAACTCCTCGGCCATGGTCACGCGCACAACGGTCGGCACACACGCCTGCATCCACCGGTCCGCGTCCAGCAGCAGCCCCTTGTCCCCGCCCCTCCACTCCAGATCCGCCACAACCCGCGACAGAAGCCGCTCCTTGAGCTCGCTGACCACATGCGTGCCATCCGCCACCAGCTTCTCCGCCTCCATCAGCTTCTCGCGCAGGTCGCTTGCAGCGGCTATCTCGCGGTCGAGCCGCTTCTCCATCCGCTCCAGCGCACGCATCAAGTTGCGGATGATGTCCTCGGGCTCCATGACCGGCAGACCCGTGTCGTGGATACCGGCGGTGTACTCGTTCTGCTCGCTGTGCTCGTCGTTATTTGGTGTGACCATGGCTTGTTGTTGGTTTGGTTGTTGGTTTCATTGCTTTCCTGATTTTCTTCCCGACCTTGCTGCACTCTTTCCCGCAGAACCGGTGACCTGCGTTGATCTTTCTGAACACCGCGCCGCAGTTGTCGCACGCATAATCCGCCAGCGGTTTCCCCCGCAGACCCCGCGCAACAAACCACACCCGCACGCTCTCGATGTTGGCCTTGCGCGAACACTCCTTGCTGCACCGCAGGTGCACCGAGCAGTTCTTCATAAACTTGGTTCCGCACTGGTCACACGAAATGACGCGCAGCTTGTTCTGCTCACCGGTGCGTCCGCTGTACTTGCCGCGCTTGGGCTTCTCAGGCGGCACAACCGCTCTGCCCTGCGCCACTAACTTGCCCACAATGGAGCGTATCTCGTCTGCGTTGATGTCTGCTGTTTTCATATTTCTTATCTCGGCCACTTGCTCCGGCTCCTTTAACAAAACTTTTCACAAATCTCTCTTCACCTCACCCCAGCCAATCCGGCGCGGCCTGCTCCTGCACCGGTGCGTCAACGTACACGCTCACGCTCACGCCCTCCTCACCGGCCGCGCACCAACGCTTCCTCACCGTCAAGTCCGCCACCCGGCTATCATCCCCAACCCACAAACCGCCATCCACCAGCGCGTCCATCACCAGCTTCGCCAGGTTGTCCGCATCCGGTTTGTGGGTGTGCGGCTGACCGTGACGCGCCTCCTCCTTGGTCGCAAAGTGAAAGGTCAGCTCCATCGAAATCGCCTCAGTCAGCCCAAGCGCCTCAGCCGTCTTGCCGGCCTTGCTTAAAACAACCCCCGCAGACGAGCGCAACAGCCCCTTCCACGCGCTCGAGCCCGCATCCAAGGTGGACACCGCTCTCCCACGCACAAAACGCGGTCTTGGCTGTGGGCGAGGGGTGCCGGAAACGAAGAAAGTGAACGTCATAAAAGTCTATCGGGATTGTATACAATGCGAGCGGCGCGGCGGGATAAAACGGTCAGCAAACACAACGAGAAAAAAAACAAGGTCATCGACGGTCAATATAGAGGAAGGCAGCCTGCGAAGCAGTATCCCCTCTCCTCTCAGGCAAGCAACGCGTTAGACTGAGAGAAGAGAGAGGGGATAGTAGGAAGAGCGTAAGCGATGAGTACGCTACTCTCTATATAAGGGCTCATGTCCTCAAACATCGGTTTTCTTTCGCAAATCATACGGTTTTCAAGCACTTACGTAGCGTCCTTTTTCACTGTTTTTTCCAACGCGAAAAAATTTTTGTTGCGCAATCGCGCAAAGTGTCGTGCGAAAGTGGCGCAAAATCTCTGTAAAATGGCATGGCACAATGCTTGCGAACTTTGCGAACTTTCTTGCACTAGTGTTGTGCAAGTTGTTCCCCATTGAACATGAACGACTTACAAGGGCCGTTTTTGGGCTGTTTTTTAGGCCGTTTTTTGAGCTTTTGATTTTCTCGCGCAACAGTGCGCACCTCTCGCGCAAAATACTCTGTAGAAAACGCTTCACAAAACTTGCGAACTTTGTAAACATGAATCTGCGCGTTTTGCGCAACAGTAACAACCAACTAAAAAACAGCAACTTACAATGAGAGCAGAATACTACCGTGAATGGCGTGCAAAGAAGCGTGCAAAAGCCGCTGAAGTCACCACCGAGGCCGACCACATTAAGGCAGATTTGAAGGCTGCGCTCGAGGCGAACACAGCCGTTCAAAAGACGCTTGCAAGCCGCGATGAGACTATTCGTCATCTTGAGAAGATGGTCGAGCGGCTCTCGGGAGACCTATGCGCTCGCCTTGAGCGAATCGAGACCGCATTGCAGGCAGGTGCGGTGCCTCTGGCTGCGGCTCCTCATCAGGCTCCATCTCATACTCTGGAGTCGGCTGATCAAAAGCCTGCGCCCCCGTGGATGAGAAGGTAGCCCCCCATGCGGCCCGACCGGCCTTGCCTACGCAGGTGCCGGTCTCCGCATCGAAGACGTACTCGTTCCAGTCCGGAAGGGACGAGTACGCTCCAGCTTGGATGGTGGCACCGGTTTCATCCCCCGCCAGCACCCCGCCTGGGACATCGAGGTAGCTCTTCGACTTTGAGCCCTTGACCGCGCAGGAGACGATAAGCTCCTTCTGGAGGCCCTCCTCGATGAGGTGCCCGAACTCGCTCGCGCCAACTGCACGCAGCACCGGTGGAAGTTCTGATCGGCGCTTGTAGAGCCCGTTGGCTGCGTTCTTGTTCCCCAGCGTGTACGGGTGCAGGTTCCCTGCTGCCTCCCGCACAGCCAGCACCAGCCACGCCAGACGCTCGGTCACGTTGATGGCGCTGTAGACGTCCACCTTGGTGACGTCCTGAAGCAGTCCGTTGGCGTCCCGAAGCAGTGTGCGCTCGCCGCGCATAAGGCCCGAGATGTTGGCCTTGAGAACGCCGAACCGGTAGCAGGAGTCCACCCGTGGGGCGAGGCCCATGCCCTTCATGCGGCGCTCGTAGTCGGTGGCGTGCCAGAACCCCAAGTTGATGCGGAAGTACGACGGTATGGCGCTGCTTCCCCGAATGGAGTTCTTCATGTCCTTGAGCGTGCGGATGGGCTCGGCCCCAGGCTTACGGATGTGGTGCGTTATCATCAGCGCCGCCCGAAGTTCGCCGCACACGCGCCCTGCCTCGCGCATCATTTCGGCTACCGCCAGAGCGTTGTTCTCATCCCCGTGGGATACCGCGTTGAAGGTGTCCACGCACACAAGGCACAGGTCTGGCACACGCTTGAGCTCGGTGATGACCGCCTCCCACTTTGAGGAAGCCACCGGTGCTCCGCTCCTAGGATCGCGCTCGACGAGCGGGAACGCCCCGCCAACCGCCGAGAGCGGTATGACGACAAGCCGTCGGCCGGCCTTCGCGATGAGCCCACCTTGGTCAATCTCCAAGATGCGCCGGTGCATCTCGGTCTGGCTGTCCTCGCACAGCAGCAGAACAGCGGTTCCGCCGTTGGTGATTCGCTGCCCACACCAGTCCAAATCACCGCCAAACTCGGGATAAGCGGCCACTTTCAACGCTAAATCGGCGATTAAGCCAGTTTTCCCAGCCCCGCCCTCGGCGATAAACAGGTGCGGCTCGCCTTTGACAACAAGCGATTCAACGAGGTAGGTGTGTTCGGGCTTGGGCCACTTAATCCACCGGTGTGCTTCCCACGCTGAAAACCATGACTCCGCTGGGGTGCTCTGCGGGAGCTGACGCACGGGGGCTGGGGCAGGTGCCTGCGCCGGCGTCTCTGGCTTGCCGTTGCGCCGAATGTCCGCATTGACGAGTCCCTGCCACTCCGAAGCAAACCGTGCATCCGTCCACGCGGGGTGCATTCGCTGCAGCATCCAGCCCCGTGTTTGCTCGCGTGCCTCGTCCATCGTGATGACGCCCCGCCGAACCATCCCCAGATTCGCGCCGGCAACCGAGTTGAACGCATCCCACCGCGTCTCGCCTCCTGCGCCCCCCTCGAACACATCGCGCTGGTAAGCGGGTTCCTTGGGCAGCACGTTCCCGCTGCTCGCCCCGAACAGCCCAGGCTCTGTTGCTACGGCGCCTGCCGGCAGCAGCGTGCGCAGACGCTCGCCGAGTGCCCCTGCGTTGTACACGGCCTCGGACTGCCACTCGATTGTGGCCTGTACCGGTTTGCCCTGCTTTGCGTGGACACTGCCTGCGAGTCGGATTGGTTGGTGAGCGCGTCCGTACGGGTTTGACTCAACACCGAGTCCCATGGCGGAGTCGCCGCCTGAGACCTTGGCAAGAGCGTCCCGCATACGGATGGCCTGCTCAACCGGTACTTCCTCATCCAGACTGTACCAGACGTGCCGCTTCGGCGTGCCTTCGTCGGTTGTCCCACCGGAGCACACCACCAGCGACGGCTCACCTAGTTGCTCGGTGAGCTCTCGCATCTTGGCATCAGTGTCCCCCGCATCGAGGTCTGCGACCAGCGAGCGCATCCGCGCCACGTTGGCGCTTGTGGCCCTTCGGTCGCTCAAGATGCCTGGGACAACGAAGGTCGCCACGTTGTACTGCGCCCACCGCTCGGTGGCCGACAACACAGGCGTGAAGCCTTCCGTGGCGGGTTCCACGACGATGTCCTCGCGGAAGACTCCCTCTTGGTCAGTGCCTTTCTCTCCAATACCGCGAACGCATATGAACTCGTTCTCTTTCCAATCTCTCTCGCCGAAAATGAGGCGAAGGTGCTCTTGGGCTTGGCGTAGGTCGACCAAGCCGCGACGATCTGTCAGTGGCTGCATTTTGTTTGGGGTAGTAACTTACTTAAGCCAAAACGGCTTGGTTGCTTTTGGAGTTCCCTGCATGGGAACATCCTCCCAGCAAGTGGACTTGAACGAGCAGAACTTGCACCGAAAGTCGGTGCGGTCGTTCCCGAGGCGCGGGAGTTCCTTTGGAGACTGAGCGTCAATAACTCGCACTGCGCGGTCTGACGCCTCTTGAGCGGCCAAGGCATCGTATGGCACAAGCTCAACGAGCACCTCACCGGTATCGCGGTTTAGCGCCGTGAACATCCCGCCCGAGGGTATGTCGAGGTACGCGCAGTAGATTTGCATCTGCGCGTAGTACACCGGCTTGGACGCCTTTACCCCTTTGTTCTTGGTATCGTTCCAGCTTTTGTCGTTGAGCGCCTTGTTCTCCCACAATAGCGGGTACTCAACACCGGTGATGATGGGGCCTCCGGCGACAATGCCGTCGATGTGTCCACCGAGGCGTCCGTCCGCAGCTCGGAAGCCGAACTGTTTGCCGTCGCTCTTCGCGGTGAGGAGGTCGAACCCAGCGGCTCGGATATACTTCGCCATGCGGTCTTCGCCGTCGTGCCCCATGTCAAAGATGCGCAGCACCTCCGGTGAGAAGCCCGAGCCTTCGTCCTCTGGCGTGTGCTCGTACTCGTACCGAAGGCGTCTCTCGCACGCTTCTCCCCACCTAGACGCCCCGAGGTAGTCCCGCTTCTCTTGGCTTGCCTGCCGCTTCAGAATGGCATCATCCAGCACCGCTGCGATAGCAGCCTGTGCCGGCTCGTTCCCGATTACCTTCTTTGTCTCTGGCTTAAAGATGCTCATCTTGGTCGTTCTTGAGTGCGTAAAAGATTCCGAATATCGCCAAAAGCAACACGGCCACATACGCGGTGACGGAGGCTTTATCTTCTTGTTGGTAGAGTTTCACGGTGTCAGCGATCGCGATTGCCGCAAAGATGGTTGCCAGCAGTTTCATGTTTCAAGAATAGTGGCCCCTCAACACCGCTGGCTAGCCGCCATTCGGCGAGCTCACCTTCGAGTCGTTTGATGGTGTCAGATGCAGTTTCAAGACGAGCCTTGTACTCGTCTCGCTCTTCAGCGGCCTCGCTCAAAGACCGGCAGGTGAACGCAACGCTTGGGTGCTCCCGCCACAAGACGCCGCACGATGTGCATGAGTCGCTCACGGCTGCACCTCCAATCTTGGCTGAAGCTCCAGCAGAATCTTCGCTTGCGCTTCTCTGGCTGCGTCAGAAGCTGCGGC